AGTCGAGCCTGCCCCGGCACTTGAGCCACCGGAAGAGGAAGAGGATGACGAAGACAAAACCATATTGTTGAGGTCAACAAAAAGGACAGAAATAACAGATCCGGCATTTGATCGATGGGAAAAACGTACTGAACGAATATGGAAACGGGTAACAAATCAATCAAATAAAATTGAGCGGCCATTTAAGAAGAAATTACAAAGCATATTTTTTGAGATGCGGCGAAATATATTGTCTATCTTGCATCATGGCGTCCCGGGTAAATCCAAAAAATCAGCATCGATCACTAAGGACATAAATATCGAAGAAATTAATCGGTATAATTTTTTGATTGAACGGGAACTATTAAAGAAATCGTCTAAAGGTTATTTTGATTTATCAATTACAGCCGGAGCCGAATCAATTATTGATGAGATAGGAGAGGGCGATTTAATTCCGAACAATGATCCGGTTGTAATCGGATATATAACAGCCAAACAGACAAAAATCGTTAGTGTGGTTGATACGGTCAAGGCGCAGCTTGAAAAACAGCTAAGGATGGCTGTATTAGAGGGTGAAGACGTTACCCTAATGGAGCAGCGAATTAAAAAAACGTTTGGTTTGGCTAATAATAGAGCCGCAGTCATTGCACGTACAGAGATGGGCGGGGCGATGAATTTTGGCCGAACCGCACAGATAAACAGGTCTAGTTATAAATTTAAGATCTGGTATACGGCGCAAGATGAGCGAGTGCGTGGGGCTGATGATGAGGTTGAATACAATCATGTTAATATGCACGGGACAAAAATAGCAATAGGGCCTAATTCACAGTGGGATGTTGATGGAGATATGTTAGATTACCCTGGAGATTATAAAGGATCGGCCGGTAATATAATAAATTGTCGATGTATTGAAGTAGTAGATACAGAGGACTTTTGAGAGGATTTATATGATAAAAAATAAAGATTCAGAAAAAAGAGTGGTTCAGAAAGACAAGAAAGACAAAGAGAAGAAAGATCAAGTACCGAAAATAATACAGAAATAAATTATTATCAACAACCGAAGCCGAGAGCTCTAAATTAGTACAGGGGCCTCGGCTTTTTTTTATGGCAGAAAAAAATACATTGAATATGATATATCAGGCGCTAGGGATAGCGGTTATTGTTGTAACGGTGTTAGCCGTCCCTATTAAGATGCGATTTAGCTATGTTGAGGCGCGACAGGCAGAGACAGTAATGTCAATACAGAAGCACTACGAAGATCATAAAGAGCTTGAAAAAAAGATACCTAACGAGACTATATTGAATAATCAATATGAAAATATAAATGAAAAGCTAGATTCATTATTTGCTCAGTTAGAAAAATGTAGAGAAACAGACAATGAATTCAGAGAAAAATTATATAAATATTTTACAAAAGAATAAATAAGATGCCGAAAGAGCACAGATGAGGAGGGCATATGGCCTATTTACTAAAGGACAAAAAAAATAATTATATTAAATATGCGAGTAAGCATGTGCTCGGAGCAGATAATTTCGGATCGATAATTAAAGCGGCTGACATATCAACCAGGACGCTACTTATGACGGGCACGGACGAAACCAAGGACAGAGACGGTGATATCACAACATATAAAGGATGGAAGCTCGAAAATTTCTATAAAAACCCTGTTTTCCTTTGGGCCCATAATTACGAATCTGTTCCCCTGGCAAGCATCCAGCGGATCATTAAAAGGGCCAAATCCAAAAGGCTTGATTTTATGATGAAATTTCCAACCGAAGGGCTTAATCCTTTTGCAGATATGATATTGGAATTGTACGCAGAAAAGGTGATAAATGCTTCTTCCGTGGGATTTATACCGACGAAATGGGAGTCTCTTGAAGATGAGGAAGGCGGGGATAGGTTGTTTTATGGACCTCCTAAAATGTTCACAGAAAAAGAACTGCTCGAATTATCAGGATGTGCTGTGCCGAGCAATCCTAATGCCGTAGTAGTTGACGGGTATGAGGAAAGGCAATTTTCAGGGCATAAAGCAAAGGATTTATTTTCTGAATATCTAAAAGGCAATCAGATCGGGCTCAAAAAGGATGATGTGTTGAATGAGTTGCATGTTAAGGATTTTCAGCTTGTCGAGAAAAAGAGTAAGAAGGATTTCTACAATGTGAAACCGGATGAGGGTTTTGAGAAGTTTGTTGAAGAAGATTCTGAGGAAGAGCCGGAGGTAAAGATACCTGATTCGGTTAAAGTTGAATTAGAGCCAGTTGAACAGACTTTATCGGATTATGTCAAATCTCTAAACGATAAAGCATTAAACGAATTAAGGCAATTGTTGGATATTCCTGTTATGACCGAATTACAAGTTAGCCCAGAGCAAAAAAGCGGCGCCGTTCTAAGCAAAAAGAACCTATCCTTTTTAAGCGTGGCAGTAGAGAATATACAGAAGGTTTTAGATGCAGCAGCCAAAGAAGAGCCTGATCCGATCAAAGAACCTGAAAAAGCTATCGGCGAACCAAAAAAAGAAGATAGTAAAGCGATTGAGCAACCTAATAAGGCTGCTAACAATACGCCGACTATATATGATGAGATATTGAAGGAAGAAATACCAACCCAGGTAATACCTCCTAATCAAGTCTCTCAAAATCAAGAGAGAGCACTAGAGGCCATAAGTAGCAAGATATGTGAGTCACTAAAAGGCTTGCAGAATGCAATTAAACATTGGAAATGATTAGGAGATAATTATGAAATATTACATTAAACTCGAAAGCGGTGCATATATTGAGATCGCAGACGAGAATCAAACAGAAAGAGGAAGAGGTAAGCGCACAGATTGCAGCTTACAAACAAATGGCCGAAAGAGGCCTCCCCATTCCTGGTGCTCAGATTCCTGTCGGATCATTGGCGGCAGATAATATGGAAAAGGGCGTACTGGCAAACGTCAATTTGGCCGTACAGGGCCGAGACTTGATGAACAAAAGATTTTATCCGAAATATCACATCGAGGGCGATGAGAAACGGCAAGAGATCGCAAAGTTTATGTGTCTGTTCCTCAAAGGCGGGATGCAGAAAGACCCCAGATCAGTCATGGAATTTTGGGATACATATGGGAAACAGTTACGATCTGAGCGCAAAACCAATATCGGTGATAGTGGAAACCTGTTCCCTGTGACCGATATGATTGAGTCAGAGGTTTTGGCCTTTGCCCGTGAGTCTTCTATAGCGCTTCAATATGCCCGCGTAGTTGATATGACGATGGAGAAACAGTCATGGCCTGGCGAGGACTCAAGTGTAACAGTGTCTTGGGGTAATACTACCGGGGCCTCTGACCCGGCAGTATCCGATGTTGAGGTATCAGCAGAGGAGCTAAGTGCTTACTCTACTGTTAAAAATACCACGCTCGATGATAGTCCGACCGATGTAGTATCGTGGTTGTTTAGCAATATGTCCGAAGCCGTAGGGCTTGAGCTTGACAACGTAATGTGGAACGGTGACGGAACGAGTACTTATGGTTCTGTATCTGGTATTTTCTTGACGGCTGGTTATTCGGTAGCACTTGCTTCCGGATCAACAGCGTTTAGTCAGATTAATTCAACCAAACTTAGCGAAATGATAGCCAAGTTGGACGGGTTAAAGAAACAGGGCGCGAGATTTTTTATGCATGGGCAAATTCTTCATTTTGTTCGGACATTGAAAGATGATAATGGAAGGCCAATATTTATCGAGACAGTAGGTTCGGCGATAGCACCTACTATTTGGGGATTTCCTTACACCGAATCAACAAAGTGTCCATCTACGTCGGCGACTAATACCATGTTCATTGCCTTTGGGAACTTGCGGCATTGGCTCGTAGGTAGGCGTCGGGGCGTTATGGGTCTTGATGCGAATCCATACGAAAAATGGACGACAAACCGTACTTGTTTTAAGATCTACTCTCGATGGGGTCTTGGAACTGCAAAAGCCAATGGGCTTGTAAGGCTTAGAACAGCATCGAGTTAAGTTTGTAAATAGTTTAATTTTTGCGGGTGGCGGTTTTGGCCGTCGCCCTGCAATTTTAAAGGAGAGAGTGTGAGACACCATTGTAATAATTGTAATTCAAAATTAACAATTAAAGACGAGCAACGTACCAACCTTAGATGTAATGATTGCGGTGGCATGAATATTATATTGTCGGCTGATGTAATACTTAAATGTGATCTGTGCAGGCCATGCAGAATGCCTAATCTACAGCATAGAAGGATTGCAGCGGATAAAGTTTTTAGTGCCGCTAACCCGTGTTTTTATTCATCAGCGCAAGGGCAGAATGCTACATACGTTGTAAGCGCATTGGTAAAGGTACCTACCAAAAAAGTTAAACCACCAATAAAGCCGCCTGATGATCCAGCGGTAGAAGTAAAACGGAAATACACGAAGAAAAAGGCATAAAAAATGGCAATAGAAGACTTAGATCTCGTTTGTGTTGATTGTGAAAGCCATTTATTAGTAAAGCCGAATACTCCTACCAATTGCCTCTGTATGAAATGCGGAGGATCAAATGCAATTATTAGAACTGGTAGTGGAGTAATACAATATGAGCTTAAATGCGTCAAATGCAAAAAAAGCTTCTTTGTTAAAGTAGGCGAATTGTTTAGCCTCAAAGATTTTGAGCACTGTCCTTTGTACCTGTTCTCATTTCATGAAAGCCTAAGCCCACCAAGAAAGGCCAAACTTGAAGTAGTAAAAGAAGAGCAGGCCAAAATTAAACCACCTCAAAAAATCTTATCTTTGCCATTTTCTGCGGAGGACATTGAGAAAACAAGACAGACATTGAACCATCAGGATAAAGTCAAAATAGGCCTTGTCTTCGGAAATGAACCGAATCATACTCCGGTCAAGGTGTTAGCAGAGGTAGGCGAAGAGTTAAGAAAAGAATATCTTATTATCCCATTTAAAGCGCATGATTTAACGCAAGAACAATGGCTCGTTTTAAACGAGTGTGATTTAGTCGTAGGGCAATATTCATTCACCACTAAGGCAGCGCTCAATTTACGCATACCTACAATCATTTTGCATTCAATAATAAATCTGCAAGGGCGATGTGAGGCTAGTTTATATGGCGTAAAATCGATTAAAAAAGATGATCTATTAAAGCATATCCAAAGCATATTGAAAGTGCCGGCGCTTACATATTGTATCGTGACATATAACAGAAGGGTGATTGCGCAGGAATGTATAGAATCTATCTTAAAGCATAAAAAAGGCAATGAGGATATTGTAATAGTCGATAACGCATCTACGGATGGCCTTTTGGCGTGGTTGTTCGGAATATCCGACAGACCAGATATATCGCTTATAAAAAATAAGGAAAATACAGGCTGTGTCCTCGCTCGCAACCAGGCTATGAGATCAGCGCGGGGGCGATATTTATTGACCCTCGATTCGGATCAAATAATAAGCGCGGATACTACACATCTTATGAGGCTTGAAAATGCCGATATAGTAGGATCGGAAGCATGGGATATTACAAGATCGGGGGTAGCGGCACAGGTAGGAATTAATTCTCTATCGTTTGATTATATCGGCGCTGGTGGCATGATGTTACAAAAACGGATAGCAGAAGGGTTAAACTATTTTGATGAACAATTTGCTCCGGCATATTATGAAGATCCTGATTTTTGTATGCGCGCGCGTAAGCGCGGGTACACGCTTAAGGCATGTAATAATCATATTATCCATAAGGGGCCTGGGATGGATGAGGCCCTCGGTGATAAAGCCGCAGGGATAAAGAACGTGAGTAAAGATAAATTTGTTAATAAATGGCGTAAAAAAAAAGACGTTAAATCAGACATTCCGAGAGTATTGATTATCGTAGACGTTCCCGGGTGGGCCTGGGACATCAAAACTAAATGCATAAAACATTGGCTAAAAGACGAATATGAGATCGTTATTAAATATCAAAACGAGATCCCAGATTTTATTGAAGAAGATTATGATTTATATTTTGCCTATGATTGCCCTTACGTGCGGCGGTTTAAAGGAAAAGATCCGCGCCGAATAATTGGCGGTGTAACAGCCCATACCTATATAAATTTTCCAGATTTTAAAGAATTACTTGAGTCCTGCGGATCTGTCCATGCTAACAGCATGTTACTCTTCGATGAAGTTAAGGATATCAATCAGAATGCTTTTTATTTGCCAAATGGAGTTGATATAGACCGGTTCAAATTTGTTCCTAGGACCGGGCCTAATTTTCGAGTTGGATATGTTGGGAAACCACACGACCGCAAAGGATATAAAAATTTCATAGTACCTGCTTGTAATAAAGCATTGGTAGAATTAAAAGCACAGACAGCAAAATATAACGATCAAGGCAAAATCGATCCATATGATATGCCGAAATTCTATCATGATATAGATTGCATAGTTATCGCATCGGATATGGATGGCACACCCAATCAGTTACTTGAAGCGGCGGCGATTGGCAGG